TGGTCAATTCAGGGGAGCCAACCGCGAAATCCAAACCCAGCAAAGGTTGTAGGGTCACATCGGTTGAGCGCTCAGTGATGTCCTGAACGCTTGCGGTTTCACCGTCGCGGTGGGTGAACTGGACAGGGGCTCGGGCCTTGACTGTAGAGCCAGGCTTGACGTCGCCGGTCCATGCCTCTTTGTAGTCGGTGTTGACGTTGCCCAAAAACGCAGAAGCGTTGTGAGCGATACGAAGAACCTCATTCGTGATAACGGTCGAGGTAACCAGTGCGTTTGCCATTTTGTGTCCTTCAGCGCCATCTCGGCGTTAGAAAGTGATCAATTTGCGGGTCAGGCTAGACCCTTGCGTTCTTGCTCGTTACGCCACGCGATCCATGCCTTTGTATCGCTTGGGCTAGGCCCTTTCGGGGCCCCACCCTGGCCGCGCACGCTTTCGAGCGGTGGAGGTTGTTTTGACGGCTGCGGCTTACCTTTCTTCGCAAGTTCTTTGAGCTTGTCTTCAAGGCGTGCAATTGCTTTGCCCGCCTGAATAGCGCTCATGCGTGCGATGCGTTCGGCTTCGTCAGCGTTGTCTGGGTCCGCGAGATATTCAATAACCTTGGCGGGTTCGTCAGATTCAAAGACAGCTTCAATTGCAGGCTTAGGCCGACCACTGCTGTCCGATAACCCTCCGAACGCGTCATCCAGATCGGATGAAAGTTCGTCAAATCGCTCTTGGCCCCACGTCTTTGCAAGCGACTGGATCACACCCTGGCGTCGCTCAACTTCCGCCGCTTGATCCTTCAGTGTCGGTGCGAGCTTTTGGGCTTCGGCTTTGATCAACTGATCGATCTGTGCGCGTGTGAGCGATAGAGGTTCGCTATCGTCATGCGATGCCTGATTGTCAGGCTTAATTCTGTTGTTTGTCAAGGATGCAAGCTGTTCTTGTAGCTGCTGCATTTGTGCGCGTGTTTCTGCGAGCTGGCGAGTGCGTCGGTCGATGCCTCGCTGCATGCGGATACGCTCGCGTTCTTCAGGCGTTTTTTCTGGCTTGGTCTTGTCTGCCTCGTCGCCTTCTGGCTTGTCAGAAGCGCCAGAATCATCCGTAGATGAATCATCATGGCCTTGCGCAAGCTGGTCAGCATTAGGCTGGCCGCTTGCCTCTGGGGAAACATTCCCCGATGCTGGCAGTGCGGTTTCTTCAGTACTCATTCAAAAACTCCCGGTGGCGCATCACTGCGGACACCAAATCAATCAGCTATTTGACCGGCTGACCATCGGTTGAAGCATTTCTGCGGCCAACTCCTTGGCCTTCTGCGCCTCCTGCCTGATTCGCTCTCGCATTTGCTGCGGCACGGGCATAGGGCGAAATACCTCCATCTGCTCAAAGCGGAGGTATTTGCGTCGCATGGGTTAAATCGTCACACCGTTATTACCAACCACCTGCCAGAACCATGCAGCGCCGTCATACTGGGCGCGAATCGTGAAGCTCTGACCAAGCGCCAGTACCACGGACGTTTTCGCCGCCTGTCGGTTGAATGGTTGGCCTGCTGCGACGTTGATCGTCAGAGTTACGCCCGCCGAGGTTGAGCAGTTGGCAATCTCAAGGGTCGCGCCGATGTAAGTGTTGGTTGCCCCACTGCTTGTACCGCTCAGTGTGGGAAGCGTCCAAACTGCGTTTGATGTGCCGGTGAAGGCAATCGCACCCAGGCTCGCCCCGTTAAGGGTTTGCGATGTCGATGTGCTGACCTGCACGCGCTGCCCCATTGAGTGGGCGGGGTGTAGCCAGGATTGGCCTGACGCATTTACAGCTTCAAGTGCAACGTCAACGTTGTTGTTTTGGTTTCCAAGGTGCAAGCCTGATTTGCCTGTCGTTGTCTTGACCATCCCTTGAGGCGCAGAGCTGCCGATGCGTTCTGCGGCCACGTTTTTGATGTAGCCATAAGACAAGAAACCCGCCGCGCTTGACGAGTCAAAGTCCGGCACAACCTGCGCAGTGCTACGGAAACCGCCCTGCGATACAAACCGAGCAACGATGTTCGACGCGAGATTCGTGCCCTGCTCATAGAACATCGTGGAGAAGTCCATATTGGGGTTAGCGTTCTGCACAACGCACATGGTTGTGCCAACACCTTCGAGATCAAGCGCAGTCCACGAACCGGGCTGAATGACGTTCGCCCCTTGAATGCCGTAGCCGACAACCTCAAGGCCTGGGTATCCGTAAGTATCGATGTTGACCGCAGTAGAACCTGTCGCGCTCTTGGCCGTGCCGCCCATCGAATCAGACACCCGGATCGTTGTGCCTGACGAATAAATGACGAAGTACGAAGCCCACTTTGTGAAGCCGTTGACGGATGCAGTGACCGTTACTGGGATGTCGACTGGGAACTGCGAAGCATCAGGAACAGTGATGTCGGCGCTACCGTTTGCCATCGTGGCAGCAACGGACAATTTTGCGCCGGTCGCATTACGCTGCAACTTGCGCACATGCACATCATTGAAGGCTGTGCCGGTGCCGCGAGCCATGAACACGATGCCGCGTGTGCGCGTACCACCAGACTCGGCAAACAGTTCCTGCATTTGCAGGTTGCCGTGGTTGAAAACAGTGTTTGACGAGGCGCCGTACCACTGATGGCCCTTCGATGTGCTGGCGGCGCGGGTGTAGATGTGCTCGATTGTGCTGTATTGCCAGTTTTCCAGCCAGATAGCCCACTCACTGCAATCCTCAACGTGCAGACCAGACAGCACGCCGAAGTAGCACCCGCCCTTGTAGAGAGCACCGGCTTTGATGCCGTATGTGCCACCCTTGATTGCGAGGTTGCGCACCTCAGGGCGATAACAAACACCAGAACGAATCTCCGGGATGCTGGCTGGAGGCGTAACGCCGTCAACCCAGTTGTGCCCAATCACGGGCGCCGTTCCGTCGCCCTGAAGAATTGTCCCGGCAACAACGGAGTTACCAGTGTTCAGTGTGTACCCAGAACCAACCAATGCAACACCGTTTCGCGGCTGAATGGTATTGCTACCAATGTCGTAAGTGACAGCCTTTAGGTGGACAACACCCCCGCCTGAAACAAATGCTGCACTTTGTGCAATTTCGATCCCGATGTAGTCATCAGTCGGAGGAGTAAAAACGGACCAAGTATTGCCGAACACAGCCCGGCTCGCGTCGTCAAGCACCGTTTGGCCGGTGGAGTTGGTCTCAGCAGTAATCGGGATGCCACCAGACCATCCATTCAACTCAACAGATGCATTTCCAATCTGCATCGACACAGTAATCGACTGCAAATCATTGAGCGGGCCGAATGTTCGGCGCGTGCCATTTGGGCCAATTGGCTGGATGTTGCCGTTTTGATCGACAACCTGACCAATAGAGCCGCCAGGAGCAATAACGACAAATGACGAGTTATCAACCTGAGCGGTGAACGTCTTAGATGAGCCTGCGGTAATCGTTGCCATCTTTATTCCTCTGCCTCTTGGCCCATTGGCTCAATTCCTGCGGTTTCTGGTTGCGCCTGCTCGTACTGCTCAGGCTCTTGCATTGGCTCTTGTTCAGGAGCCTCCTGCTCTGTCATTTCGTGTTGTTGCGATCCATCTGGGGCCATTGGGTCACCCGGAAGCGGATCAGGCTGCATCAGCATTTGATTGATCAAGTCACGGACGATTGCTTGGATCTGATCGTCGTTTGCGCCTGTCACCTTGAGCCGGTCTGTCTCGGCCTGGTATGCCTTGATGTCAAGTTCACGCAACTTGGATTCGGCAGAGCGCTTGGCGTCTGCTGCTGCTGACATGGCCTCGTCTGCATCGTCTTGCGCTTCCTTGGCATGCTGGATAGCTTCTTGCAGCGCTTCTTGCACTTGCTTGAGTTGCTGCGCCATCGCTGCCGGGTCTGGCCCTTTTTCGCCGCCTTCGGGCTGCAAGATTGCTTTGACAGCAGGAGGAGCCATAGACGCCATGGCTTGGGCAAACTTGTCAGAGCCAGGGAAGTCCAGCGTTTGAGCCCAGAACGGCGCAACAACCGGCGCCATTTCCTTGTTGCCGCGCATGATCTCGGCGAACGCTGCATTGGTCTGCGTTCGCTGCGTGCTGTAACTTGCGCCAGTGACGACACGAACACCGTATTTGCCAATGCGCGGGTTGATCGTCACGCCATCAGGGCTGCGTGAAAATGCCTGGGTCTGGTCCGGATCAATGCTGATCTCGCCGGCAGATCCATCCACCCCCATGATTGGAGCTTTGCGGCGTGTGTCAGCCAGGCGCGCATCCATGTCCATGATGATGCGGCCCAAGTGCCCAAGCGATGCGGACAGATGCGACGGAAAGTGCGCATTGCTCGCTTCGCCTTGCTGCTTGCGTGATTCGATGGCAACGCCGCTGGTTTCATTCGAAGGCGCACCCAAGTTGGCTTGATAGATGCCGACCGACGCCTGAATGTCACGCAGCGCAGCCTCTGCACCAGCCATGTGATCAATCAGTGACGATCCCGTCTTGATCAACGTAGGCGCAGAAACAGCGCCCATCTCGTCCATGTCATTGAATGGCAAGAAAGCACGCCGCTGAACTTGAGCACGGTCCCAGATCGTTTCAACGCCAGCCAACGCACGCTTGGATGCCATCAACTGAGCCCCAGGCATCAGCAACTCGCTCTTGTGGTAGTTGTAAGCCTGTTGGGCGCTGCGGGCTCGGCGAGGGATACCGCAATACTTCATGCGGCCATCGACAAACGACACATAGCCGTAAACCGGGACGATCCCGATGTAGTCGGCTGGGTATTCGCTTTCTTCCAGCACATCACAACCGGACATCCGGCGCCATTTCACAACGGCTTTTTTGTCCTTGTACGTTCGGT